CGCTAGCAAGTGGAACTGTAATTTTTGATAGTGTTGAAATTGCCATTTAGTCTGCTCCTGTTATTTATATTTATCAGATTATAGTCCTGATATTTCTCCAGTATTTTTAAGTCTTAGCGGTATGTAAATAAACTCTACTGCTTTTACAGGTTCAATAGCAATGTCTAAGTATAGCTCATTCTTATCAATTCTGCTTGGAGTATTGTTTGACTCATCACAAACTACTAGGTAATCATACAATCCACGCTGTCCAACTAACTCAAGTAACAAACTCTCTGCTGCTTGTTTAATCTCATCACGTGTAATTTTATCATTAGGCTCAAAGATATATGGCTTAGCAAGTGTGTTAAGTTGACTACGTAAGTAGATAACCAAACGTGCTACGTTAATTCTATCTAATGCACTTGCGCCTCTTGCGCGAGTTTTCTGTCCAAAGTTAACAAGTCCTGCACCTGTAATAAACGTAATTGGATTAACAGCACTTGAATATAAAGTATCTCTTTGACCTTCATTCAATGCTACTGAAACAAATTCGCCTTCACTATTTACATAGCCTGTTGAACTTGCATTTGTAACTCCGCCACGTCTCGTGCCTGCTGGTGCAAACCATGGATAGCTAACTTGGTCACTTAGTGCTACTGTACGCAACATCATGTGCGAAGCTGGTACTACAACGTTGTTACCAAAGTTGTCGCTACTAAATCCTGCAGGGTAAAATACTCCTAAGTATTCGTCTCTACTTACTAGGCCGTTGTCGTTATCTTCAACTGCTGTGTTAACATTTGTTGCCCAATCATTAAGTGATGTTGCATCAGGTGTTAAACGGAATGGACTATCACCTAAGATAAATGCTGTTAAGCCTCTATCATTGTTTAAGCTAATCATTTCGCCAATTAGTTCTGAATATCCTGGGCAAGCCATTAAGTTAAACAATCTTGATTCATCATCTCTAATATCATCATTACTGTTAACTACCGCTTGTAATGCTTGTACTACAACTTTACGCTGTGCTTTACGTCCAAAGCTACCTGAACCATCAGCTTGGTTGCCTGACTCAGTTACCCATCTGTGTGGATAGTAATTAGCCATTGACTCGTCTGCCATACGCTTGTTAACTGTTGTTGTATCTACATAGTTACGCTCAAAACGTTTAACGTTAAATCCGCTTCTACGCAAGTTCCATAGCAACATACCTTTTGGATATAGTGCTGGATCTGGTGCATCTGGATCTAAGTAGTTACTTGCTAACAATGCTGGAATAGTACCGCTTGGTGCAACAGTTGTTGTTCCTGCTCCTGTACCATAACGTGCATCTGAAAATAGTATTCCATTTTCTGTTGTTTGGTCACTACTGTCTAAAGATGAACCCCACTTTTGAGCTGCTGTTCCTGAAATATCTACATTGTAACGATATACCGTTGGATAGTTTTCTAAATCAGCTGTGCTAATCCAAAGATCGCCTGTTACAAGTGCGCTTCCGTCACTTTGCTGTATAGGCATACTAGCTGAAATAATTGGTCCTTCTGGATCTGCTGTTGGATATGCTGTTGAATCTGCATAACCTACCCAAGTTGTACCATTGTGATAAAGCATATCTACTTCGTCTACAATTGAGCTATACCATAACTGTCCTTGCGTTGCTAATGATGTAACTGAATCAGCACTTGCTGTATATGTTAATACACGCCAATTAGTAGCTTGGAATTGTTTTGGACTTGTAGCGTCAGTTGTTCCGTCAACAAACGTTAAGTTTGCTGTAGATGTAGAATCTGTACTAACAAATGGTTTGAATCCCATAGCGTTTAATAAACCTGTTGTATCAACAAATTTAATTTCACCACCTTGTGAATGACTAATTACAACTCTGTTTGCTGCATCAACTGTTGCACTTACGTTTGGTACGTTAGCTGATGTAATTGCTGCTGCAATTAAAATAGCATCGCCGCTACCACTTCCTGTTGTAACAACATTTACTGTAACAGGTGTACTAAATGCAGCACTACCTTTATTTGTACTAGACATTGTAAAGTTATGCGTACCTGCACCTGGTGTAGTTGTTGTAATTATTGCACTACTAATATTAGCTGCACCGCTTGCTTGTCTACGGAAAATTGTAAAATTGCCCATAGGTAAAGAATCATTAGCAACATTAGTTTTAGCATACAAGTCACCAATTGCTAAATTAGCACCGCCACCTGTTGAGTCTAAACCGTAAATTGCTGCTCCAGCATCTGGATACATTGCTGTAGAAATTTCATCCCATAGTAATGTATTAGCATTCCAAAGTTTAACACTTAATTTTGCTCCACCATTTGGCACAGTTGTTTTAAACCAAATGCTTCCTGATGGCCTTGTAGTTCCAGTGTCTGTTGTCTTCCAAGTCGGAACACTTGTATGTGCTGATATTTGTAAAGCTGGTGGAAGGAAAGATCCTGCTGTAATGCCTAGTTCTGAAAGTCTAGTTACATCACCACCGATTACAATTGGACCTCCTGTACTCGAGTCATCAGCACCTGAACTTGTTCCGTTGCTATATATTTCTAAAAATCCGTCTACAGCTGCAGAACTTACGCCTGCTACTCCAGCATTGGTTATTGCTAACGCAACATCTGTTACTGTGTTAGAACCTACTGATATAAGTGTTCCGTTTACAGTAATATCTGCTGTGCCTGCAAAACTAGGATTTGCTGTTGAACCTTTAACTGTAGGCCAACTTTTAATCCAATCAGCACTTCCAACAGTAACCCATGCACCGCTTGAATTTTTGTACCATAGTTTGTTGATTGTAGTTACAGCTACAATTAAGTAATCGCCAATTGCACCAATTGATGCTAATGGAGTATAATTGCCGCCATCGTAATCAACAACTTGGTTTTGTTTAAAGATTACTGTAGGTGTCTTTGTTGTAAAAGTTTGTCCACCTATAGTGTTAATAGCATTACTATTCCACTGCTGAATACCGTATCTTGAACCGTCTGTATCAAACCAATATGTACCTGCTAAGGGATTTGCACTTGGGGCGTCCGCTGTAGCTTCTAGTTCACCCAAATCAACATCTGCTCTTACAACGTATGCTCTATTGCTTACACCTAATAGTGAGTAAGCTGCTTGTAAGCCGTATTCGTTAAGTTCACCTGCATGAATTGGATTATTATTGTTATCTGTTTTAAATATTGGATCACCAAAGGTGTCCGCTAAATCTCTTTGTGAAGTAAGCAAATAAGGTTTCCCTGCATTTGCTTTTAGTGTGCCTTGTGCTGTTCCTGTTCCTGCTGCATTCTTTTTATTAGATGCACTAGTAACAAAAATCATAGGCACTGTACCTGGCTCAGCTGGTGTGTAAAAACTTTCGTCGATTACGCTGACCTGTACTCCTGGTGATGTTAAAGCCATATTATTTCTCCTGTTGGAATCTTTTGCTATATGTATTTAGCAGATACGAAAAAAAAGGTATGCATATAACCCTATAAAAAGGTACCAAAAAGGTGAGGTAAATACAATATGAGACCATTATGCCAATGTAAACAGCGTCCAGCCGCTATTAACTATAAAAAAGGTAATAAAATTCATTACCGAAAGCTATGTGAAAGATGTTTACGAAACGGAGTTAACCACGGTGTGCCTAAATGGAAACAACGAGGTTATGAAAAAAAGAGCTTTTGCGAGAAGTGTAATTACTCATCTAAGCATCAAGAACAGTTCAATGTTTTCCATATCGACGGTGATTTAAATAATTGTAGTCTTAGCAATCTTAAAACTATATGTGCTAACTGTCAACGTATTATGCAGAAACAAGGGGCAAAGTGGAAACAAGGTGATCTTGTACCTGATTTTTAAGATCGTCTAAAGTTCCATTATTACTTACTTGTGCATCAAAATTTACATTAGCCCAGCGCCATTCTGATTCATGAACATCTTTAGGTTCAACACCAATGTCTTGATACATACGGAACCAAACAGGGTCTGGTCCTCTTATTGCTCTCCATACATGACCGTTTAGTTTTTGAATCATTAGTGCTTCGTTAGGAAATCTAACATCAGGAATAACAAAATCCTTAGTTGGATTTTTTATTAATTCTTGCTTCACTATGCTTACCCATATACTGTCATCAAATCCGTGACGCATACAGTCTGTACCAAATTCTTGTAATACAATCCGTGGTGTAATATTACGCTTAGTTTCTTTTGACCAAAACTCGTCTCTTTGTTCTCGCCATTCTCTGCTTTGTCGCGTGTCGCCTTCTAGCATAGAACGATCCCATCCAAACACAGTAGCAACGCCGTCTTTTAGTTTATCTGCAAATGAAAGTTTTTTAAAGTTGTGTTCTTCAACTAGGATGTCTGCAACAGTACCTTTGCCACAACCAATTAATCCACATATACCAATTATCATAAAATATTTCCTAAGTAATAACGTTTATTATATGATATTTTTTATGGTTTGTCAACCGTTAATTAATCGAAATGTCCGCCTTTTACAGCAACATGTTTCATTTCTTCTATTAAGAGTTGTTCTTGACGTTCTGCGTATGCTTGTTCAAACCCTTCTTCGTGGATATAACTTTCATTATTGCCCCAAAGTCTTTTAAAGTATGAGTTGTAGGTTTTTTCAACGTCATCATCGGACCAGCTAACATCAATTAGTCTGCCTTTGATTATCCAGTTAAGTCGATTAGCTTGTTTACGAACGTATGGTGAACACATGAGCTTCTCCTTGTTATAATGTATTTACAAAATAACAAAATGTTGGCGCTAACGTTGGATTGATTACCCTATTAAGAAGCTGTACCCTACGCCACCTGGTATTTGTTGAGAAACTTCTTGTTCTAACTTTTCCATTTCTTGCTGTGCTTCTGATTTTAAACTTTGACCGTTTAAACTAGTTCCGCCAGATGGTCCAGCAATAGTAGCAAACTTCTCTCTTGCTTCGCCTAGCATATACTTACAACTAGCAAGGGTATAATCTTTAATCCATTGTTGAGCTAGATAATCGTTCATTATTTGCTCGTCTGGACGATAGTTG